TGCCTATGGGTGAAGCGACTGAGATCGAAAAGGAGTTTAATGATGTCTACACTCTCCGCATGGATAGTTATGCCAATGCGATGAAGAGAATGTGGGAATCTAAAAATTCTCCTCAGACTAAGAACGCAGCGCCTGGTGAAGACAAAGATGTTGAACGTGAACTTGATGGTAAGAAGATCAAGAAACTTCACCGCGGTAATGTCAAAGACGATGACACTGAAGAGAAGAGTCATGATGATGCTTTGAAAGCAGCGAGTGCAACTAAGCAGGCACCTACGCGCAGGGGAGATAATAGGGGTTCCGTCGCGGAGGCCGCGGAAAGTCCACAAGGGAACACACAAAGACTCAAGAGAAATCTAGATAAAGCAAAATCGGATCTGGACGATGCTCAAAAGAGAGTAAAACGACTCGAAAAGATGTATGCGATTGTGACGAAAGGTAAATAGGAGCAGCATAATGATTAAACAACCAAGTTTCGCACCCGAATCAATACCCACTCCCATGGGTTGGGTTGGTCCACAAGGCGCAATGGTGTCAGCAATACAACTATCGCCTGATGATATTCGCGAATGGTACAGCGCGCAAAGCGGGCCACAGATGCTGAACGAAGCACCATCTGATGGATCGTTTCATATCACAGGTGACATGAAAAGACATTTCTGGGGCGAGTCGTGAAATCGTTTAAACGTTTCAAATCTGATATTTCTAGAAAAGTTTCTGGGAAGGTTTCTCGTGAAGATCAGGCAATTCGAGTAGGCCTTATGCATTTAAATCTCATAGAGAGTATGTCATCTATGACAGTTACAGATCCAGACGAGATGGCATCCATTGTTGAGAAAATCCGAAAGGAATCTGTGAAAGCAATAATAGCATTGAAGAAGATCAAGAAAGAAGCGCAATAGCGCAATAGCATAATGTCAGACGATCCTATTGAGTTCACTCCTGCTACGCCTGACCTCGATAAAGAGGAGAGACGGTTAGAACTGGAACTCAGAGAAGAGAAAGCAGAATCACAGAAGCGAATGGCATGGGTTGCAATGATCTCTATGATCGTCTTCACCGTTTTCTTATTTCTTCCTTTCTTCAGTGATGAAAGGATTAACGCGATCGGAGATGTGCTCGGACTGTTCTTTGTTGCCCAAGCAGGTATTGTGGGAGCGTATTTTGGTTTCACCAGTTGGATGAGTAGAAAGTAACTAGATAGATATACACTTAGTGCTTTCCCTTTGGAATTAATATATGAAGTTGTTTGAAGAACTGAACGAAGATGTCTTCCTGTTATTCGCTGCGCGTCATTACTATAACCCTATATGCATCGACGCAGAAGAATTTCATGAAGATCTCAAGAGATTTAAATATGTGAAGCGTTTGATCAGTAGATTTACTGCTGGTGGATCGTTAAACGAGACGTTGATACTGAACCACTTGATTGTTATTTTCAATGTGTTCGGGACAGATGCTGGGTTAAAGATGTTGGAATTTAGATTAGAAGATAGATACTGGTCGACACTAAAACCATTCTTAATCTTCCTGAAGATTATTCCAAACGATATTTACACTGAAATACCAATGAACAAGGAAGTAATAGAGAGGTTGAGAAAAATATAATGTCATTAGCATCTAGAGCAGGCGATCTATACTACACGTTTCGTTTTATCAAAATGTTGACGACCCCGTTTGAAGATACAGATGCATTTAAACTTGGTCTCATTGACGCGAAAGGTAAGAGGATCAAGTCTGAGAAGATTGTGGATGCAGAACAGAAATCAGCATTCACTACCTTCCATCGTTTGGTGTTTAATATTAAGAAACTGATGGCGAAGATTCCGTTCGGTAGTTCCAAACTCGCGTCATATGCCGCGGCGTTGTTTCTAGTCAAAGAACATTTCGGTGTATCGGACAAGAACCTAGAACGCATTGTTGAAAAGACCGAGATCGATTCTCTCGACTTCATGACAGAAGAATCGAAATGGTATCTCCTTGATGACCGTAGACTCTCGCCAGGAGTTTACAAACTACATAACGAGAAGTTACTATCAGACACGCTAGAAGAAGCAGTCTTAGCTAAAGACAGCATCCGCGTAGGAAGTGAATCATATCCTGTAGGAATAGTATTTGGCCTTGACATATATGAAGCGCAACATGTAAAGACTGGCAAAAAGGTACACTTCACTATAGGCGAAATCTATAGATGAAAGGTTTTAAGCAACATCACATAGAGAGAATAATAACATGAAATCGTTTAAATCATTTACTGAAGAAGGAGATCCAACCAGTACATCTGATGTTGTAGGCACTGGTGATGATGTGGCAGATTGGAAGACAAAGAAGAAGAAGAAGAAATCATCGGTCGTAACGCGGCACTATATAGAAGTCAACGGTAAAAGAAAGAAGCAGACTAAATAACAAAATACACAGGTGAATTAAATTATGTTAGCAGGAATATTAGGATCATTACTTGGATTTGGTTCATCAGTCGTACCCGCAATTATGGATGGATTTAAGTCAAAGCAGGATCAGAAGTTTGAACTCGCTAAGATGGAGAAAGTGGCAGAACTGCGCAAGGCAGGATACACCCACGAACTAGACATGTACAATGAGATGGGTGCCGACACCGAGCACCAGAGACTCATTGACCATGACATAGCAATCAGTCAGCACGATGGAGTCATTGGCGCATTACAGCGATCGGTTAGACCTGTAATCACATATGCATTCTTCATACTGTTTACCGCAATAGAGATAAGTCTGCTTATGGAAGCACTAGACTCTGGAATGACTGTGACTGACTCACTAGGCATACTATGGGATGATGATACAAAGGCAATCTTTGCTTCTGTAATCGCCTTTTGGTTTGGATCTAGAGCAATTGATAAAAACAGAGAAATGAGAAATAAAAGAATTTAAGCAACGCTCTGCTTGAAATACAACACAAAAAGGTTTATACTTAATCTTTTCTATAGAATTTAGGAGTACATCATTATAATGCCCAGCAATTACCTTCCATCACTTTATCAGGAATTTATACATTTGTCGCGTTACTCTAGGTGGTTACCTGAAGAAGAACGGCGCGAAACGTGGGAAGAAACGATTGATCGATATTTCAATTTCTTTGAAGAGCACCTCCAAGAGTCATGTGATTATAAGATACCTAAGAGTCTCCGAAAGGAACTCGAAGAGGCAGTCTTAGTACAAAAAGTTATGCCTTCGATGCGATGTCTAATGACCGCAGGCGAAGCACTCAAACGTGAAAACGTTGCAGGATATAACTGCGCGTATATTGCTGTGGACAAACCCCAGAGTTTTGACGAGATCCTTTATGTACTAATGAATGGTACAGGCGTAGGATTCAGCGTAGAACGTCAGAACCTTGCAAAGATGCCATCCGTTGCTGAAGAATTCCATGAGACAGACACAACGATTGTCGTTGCCGACAGTAAACTCGGTTGGGCAAAATCGTTGAAAGAACTTATCGGTCTTCTATATGCCGGACAGATTCCACAATGGGACATGAGTAAAGTTCGACCGAGCGGCGCACCCCTAAAAACATTCGGTGGTCGTGCGTCTGGTCCAGACCCTCTCGATGAACTGTTCAGATTCTGCGTGGCCAAGTTCACCAGTGCTGCAGGACGACGATTAAACTCTACTGAGTGTCATGACATCGTTTGTAAGATTGCAGAGATTGTGGTCGTTGGTGGTGTGCGCCGCTCTGCGTTGATCTCACTGTCTAATCTATCAGACGATCGGATGCGTCACGCGAAGTCTGGTGAATGGTGGCATGCAGAAGGACAACGACGCCTGGCAAATAACTCTGCGGTATATACTGGGAAACCTGATACTGGTATCTTCATGGACGAGTGGAAATCACTGTACGAGTCTAAGTCTGGTGAGCGCGGTATCTTCAATCGAGAAGCGGCCAATATGGTGTCTGCTAGAAGTGGTCGTCGCATCATAGACGGTTGGGAGTTTGGTACGAATCCATGTTCCGAGATCATCCTTCGCTCCAGACAGTTCTGTAATCTATCAGAGGTCGTTGTACGCGCGAGTGATACGGTTGAGTCTCTGAAAGAAAAGGTCAGACTAGCGACAATTCTAGGAACGTTCCAGTCAACTCTAACCAACTTCAAATATCTTTCTAGTTCATGGAAAAACAACTGCGAAGAAGAACGATTACTTGGTGTGTCTATGACAGGTATCATGGACAATGTCCTAACCACCGGAAAGAAAGGCGACCTAGGCGCACTGCTGGATGAACTTCAACTAGTTGCGATTGAAACTAATGCATGGTTGTCAAAGAAACTTGGTGTCAACCAGTCGGTGGCAATCACATGTGTGAAACCTTCAGGAACAGTTTCACAATTAGTAGATGCCGCGTCTGGTATTCATGCGAGACACAACCCTCACTATGTTCGTACAGTGCGCGCAGACAAGAATGATCCTTTAACACAATTCATGGTTGACCAAGGTTTTCCTGTTGAGGACGATGTAGCGTCACCTGCGACAACAAGCGTGTTCTCTTTCCCTATGAAGTGCGATAAAAACGCTGTGTTCCGTACTGACATGACTGCTATTGAACAACTAGAAATGTGGTTGGTATATCAGAAGCATTGGTGCGAACATAAACCTTCTGTCACTATCTCTGTTAAGGAAGACGAGTGGATGGATGTGGGAGCATGGGTCTATAAGAACTTTGATTGGATGTCGGGTGTTAGTTTTCTTCCGTTCGATGGAGGTACATATAGACAGGCGCCGTACCAAGACTGCACCGCGGCCGACTATGATGGGTTGTTAAGTCGACTACCAAAGACAGTTGATTGGTCAGGTCTTTCTAAGTTCGAACTCGAAGACAGCACAGTCGGTGCTCAAACATTAGCCTGTGCCGGAGGATTTTGTGAGATAGTGGATTTAGTTGAAAGGAAGTAAATAAATTATAAATAGATGTGTATCGCGGGACCGGCGTCCCCATACACTCTAATACTAACATGGAGCATCAGCAATGGATATTTATACTAAAAAAAAGAACAACAATAAACTTAGGTACGGCGGCACCGAAGACGATATGGACGGAAAGAAGTTTGGTAAGTGGACCGTTGTTTCGTTTTCCCATAGACACCCGAAAGCAGGAAACTGGTATTACAGTTGCGTTTGTGATTGTGGTTGTGAAAATAAATTATGTGGTTCTAAATTGAGGAGAGGTCTGACCTCCCAATGCCGTTCTTGTGCAGGCAAAATTAACGGAAGGAAGGGGTTGTATAGGAAGGGGTTGTATGGAAAAAATGCGGAGAAAGATCTCTATTTCGTCCGGTGTGGGGATTATATAAAAATTGGGGTTTCTGGTGACGTGGAGAGGCGATTAAAAGACCTTGAATCGTCGAATCCATTCGAATTGGAATTGATATACAGAGGTGTTGGTGAGGGCGGTGATGAAGAGTTTTGGCATGGTGTTTTCAAACAAAGACACCATAGAGGTGAATGGTTCGAATTTAAAACAGAAATAGCAGCATAACATGGAAGATTATTATCACCAAGTAAATTGTGCTGGTTGTGGAACAGAGACTAGAATTCGTGTCATTAATGAGGATGAGTTCCCTGTTTTCTGTGCCATGTGTGGTATGGAAAATGAGTCAAACCAGATTGAGGAAGACGACTATATAACTTCATGAGCGAATGGTTATACAACGGCAAGACATACGATCCCACTGAGGAAGAACTCAACGAATTGGTGGGATTCGTATACATCATCACTGAAGTCGAGAACGGCATGATGTACATAGGAAAAAAGTTGTTCTGGAAACCTAAGATTCTACCAATCACTAAGAAACGCAAGAGACGCCGCAGGACGGTCGTTCAATCTGATTGGCGTGATTACTTCAGTTCTAACAAAACCATCATGGAAGAGGTCTCCACGAAGTCTGGAGACGCTTACAGACGAGAAATACTACATCTGTGCATGAGCAAAGGAGAGTGCTC